GGTAACGAAACGGCCCAATTTTCCCTTACTAAGTAGCGCAAGGTTGGGGTCATCGAGCCCGCTCATGGTAGGGTACCCCCGTCACAGTACCTTTTCAGCACTGAACGGCTGCTCCTGCCCGCTGTCGGGCGGGTGGAGCGCAGCTTCAACCATTGCAGGGTCATACACGAAGGTGAACTCCATGTCCTGCACAGGTACAGGCTTATTAACGTAGATGTCTACGACAGGCATTGTGATACGCTCCTCTCTCAGATGCTGCGGATGACCTTGGCCTTGGAGTATGTCGGATGGTCTTTGGTCATCATGTTCAGGAACTCGTCTTTGGTGAAGCCGGACAGACGGAAGATCTCTTCGGGCTTCATGCCCAGCTGCTTGCCGATCTCGTCCACGGTCTTGCCCTCGTCCATGAGCTTCTTCACGATGGCTTTCATAGGGTCGAGCAGGTGTGTGCCGCGGGCGCGGTTGTGGGTGATGGTGCCGTATACGTCGGCACTCTCGTCACCGTGATGGTCTACGACTACGACAGGCACCTTGCCGCCCAGCAGGGACAGCAGCGGTTCACGGCCTGATACTGTCCAGCGGTGGAAGCCGTCAATGATGGTTCCGTCCGGGCGTACCACGATGGGCAGCGTCCAGCCGTTGGTCAGGATGGACTGCACCAGCAGCTTCAGGTTCTCCTCGCTGACCTTGTTGGGGTTGTAGTCGTTGGCGTGGATGGTGTTGCGGTCTACCCACTGGAGGGACGCCAGCGGTGCGAATACGTCAATGTTTTCCATGGTTCTGCTCCTCCTTGATGCGGGCGTTGTGGTCGTTGTAGATGGTGGTCCAGAGGATGCGCAGGATACGCATCTTGGGATCTCCGTACAGCAGCCCCTCATACATGGTCTTGTAGTGCTTCTGTTCAGCGATACCATAGGTCTTTATGAACAGGCCTCGCCAGTGGTCGATGTGGGATAAGGTGTCCTTGGCGATGGTGTACCGCTCCGGGTGGAGGAACAGCAGGTCTTTGCAGAGGGCTTTATAATCCTTCTGTTCGGTATCTGCTTCCAGCTCACGCCGCTTGCGGGTGCTGCGCCGGAACATCTCGGAATCCCAGTAAAGCAGAACGAGGTAGGCGTTTGGCTCTCGCCGCTGGATACGCTCCCACAGGTCGTTGTCGGTTTCTGCAACCCACCGTAGGCCTTGTGTGCTGGTATCTCCAAAGAAAGCGCAAAGCCGGAGTGCATTTTTATGCACACCAGCTTCGTACAAACGCATATAGATTTCAGGGAATTCAAGGTTTCGCTCTTTGATGTACAGCCAAACATCGGAATCGGCCCAATCGTAGATGGGATAGAACTTGCCGCCTTTTGTGATACGCTCCATCTTGGTGTTGGCGATGCACTTAAAGCGGGTCAGACTTTCTGCCGTGCGCAGGCCGACCAGCTGAATGCCGTCGCGGAACGCCTTTTCGCAGAACGTCTGGTAGTTCATCTCTCCGGGGTGATGCAGGTATGGGCTGTACCTGATGGCAAAATCGGGCGGGGTACGCATCCACACATCTTCTTTGCCCGGCTCCCATGTTATCCACGATTCTGACGCGGAAAGGTGGTCTATCACGCACACCTGCTTGAACGGCAAGCAAAACCATAAGAATTTCGCGCCGACCGACAGGAAGTTGCGCCGCCAGCGGTGTGCTGCATCGACCATGGAGGGGTAAAGCCCTTCTTCGTCAATGAATGTCACCGTCAGCTGCTTGGGGTCGAGTTCGCCGGAGAGAATCATCTCATACACGAGGTTGGCCATGCACAGGCTGTCCTTGCCGGAGGAAAACGACAGATAAATTTTGCAGCCGTTTGCGAACACATTGCGGATACGGATTTTCGCCGCTTGCAGCACGTTCATGCTGCTTTCCACTACTTTCACAGGCATATCAGTTCACCACACTTCGGGCAACGGATGCACCTGTGCTGCTCCACGCCGCTGTCCGCCTCTGGAGCAGCGGTTTGCGGTTCGGAAGGTGTAGACACCTCCAGCACTGTGGAGGGCTGCTGCGGGGCAGCGGAGACGGTAGGAGCAGGCTGCGGGGCGGGAGCCACCGGGTAGGTCGGTGTTTCGGCATACGGAACGTGTTCCTCTGCCTGATGGCGGCTGATGGGTGCGATCTCGTTTTCCGGGAAATCGCCGTAGGAGCTGATTACTTCATCAGCTTCATCCGTGGTGCTGTTCAGCATTTCCAGCAGGTCAGCATCCCAGCCCGGAACGTCCACATCGCCGTCCAGTTCCTTGACCAGTTCTTCGATGGCATCCACATCGGTAAAGCCGAGTTCATAGACCTTGTTGTCGGCCATCATCAGCTTTTTCTTCTGCACATCGGTCAGCCCGACCATCACATAACAGTCGCAGGTTTCCCGACCCATGCGGAGCAGGGCTTCGTACAGACCGTTGCCGGCAATGATTTCGCCATCCTCGGCAACGACCAGCGGCTTCACCTGACCGAACATCTCAATGCTGCGGATGTACTCGGTGATTTGCTTGTCGGAGTGCCGGCGGATGTTGTGGGTAGGCTTATGCAGCTCTGCCAGCTTCTTTACCGTGATGTTCACCGTGCGGCCTCCTTCCTGTCAGAAACGAGGTCCAGAACGATGGAGAACAGGACGGCGGCTACGACAACGTAGATGCGGATCGTGCTCATCAGCTGCCAGATGCCCATAACGCCAAGCGGAATCAGGATCTGCCACGAGGCCACGGTGAGAACGTCCAGTGCAAAGCCAAACTTCTTGCCGAAAACCAGATATTCGCAGTAGAGATAGGTAGACAGCGAGGAAATGGCGATGACCGTAATCAAGATAGCTTTCATTACGTTCAGCACCGGGCTGAAGCGCACCCACGTGAGCAGCGCAGCCAGCACCATGTAGATGCCAAACATCACGCCCGCCATCACGAAGGCCTTTTTCATGTTGCCGCGCTTGGTGCCGTCCGTATTTTCATCGTTGTACTCAAACAGCGAATAGTAATACGGACAAGCAAATGGGCCGGGCAGCAGAAGTAAGCCGTTGTACACGCCAGCCTTAATACCAGCGGCGTTTACACCGGTGTCGATGACGGCGAACGTGCCGCCAGTGTACACCAGAGCAGCAGCCACTACTACGGCCAGCAGGCCATAAACGACCACCCATGAAAAGCCATCGGATAGCACGTTGCGAATCATGCCATCTTTGAGCAACATAATCAGAAACGCCACACAGGTGACGTACACGATAATCATGCCGCCCTTGGTTCCAATGGGTGTATCGCCAAAGATCTCGTAGATGCCGCTCATCTGCGTCCACGTCTGAAACAGCGTCAGCAGACCGATGAAGTAGAACATCACCTTGCTCTGCATGACGCGCCGAATGGACGGAACACGGTCAGCGAACAAGCCGAACGTGATACATGCCAGAGAATTGAACACCGCCCAGATGATTGCCGGAACTGCTCCGTATCGCAATGCAATGGTGCGGAAGTTCATCAAGCTGCCTACTCCTGCCCACGATGCTACGATGGAGCAGGCGTAGAAAATAGTGGGACTTGCCTTGAATTTCGCCTTGATTTTCTGATACATGGAAAAATCTCCTTCTTTGCGGCTGGACACGGCGAAATGTCCAGCTTGCAGCGCCTCGGCTTTTCGGGGTGCTGCGGTAATGCCACACGCAAAGGAGAGCAGCGTGCGGCTCGGAATCCTCCTTTCAGGTATAAAAATAGCGGCACCCGCCATTTCTGGCAGGCACCGCTTGGCTTGATTCGGATTTTGCATCCTAATCATATCACCGGGAGCATCCGTTGTCATCTGAATCCATATCAAAGCGTTGCTGGTCGTTGCTGCTCGTTGGCTTTCGTTCTTCTTCGTTGCTGGTCGTTCTTGTTTATTGCACGGCATTACGCGCCGTGTGAAACCGTCCTACACCGTCCATCACCGTGTGAAACAATCTGCATTGACTTTTGATATTTTCAGTTTGAATTTAACTTTTGGCAGCCAAAATGTAAAACTCATTTCTATATTTGGCCGTATTTTATGATAATTTGAGGTTGAATTTGAGTTTTTCGGGCAAAAATAAAAAGCCCCGCAAATGCAGGGCTTATCGGTCAATGTGATTCGAGGTAGTTGTAGGCCATCCGGCTGACCCCGGCTTCTGTGTAACACTTTCCGAGTGCTCCGGCAACTTCTGCCCACGAGTAGCAGCGGACAAACCGCAGCCGGAAGATCAGATAAAGCCGGGCATCCATGATGCTCTTGCAGTACGCCTCGACCTTGGGCTTTTCTTCCGCTGCCTGTTCCTCCAACCAGCGGACACGTTCATCCATGTCAGCCAGTTCCACAGCCAGATCCGCCACCTTGTCCCGAACACCGGGCGTATGTGGCATACCCGTCAGCTGTGGGGAGGCAGGATTGATTTTCTGCCGAAGATTCTCCAAGGCTTCACGGTCTTTTTCGAGGGTCATCTGAATGTCATAATACTTGGACAATTCCTGTAGTGTCACAGCCTACCTCCGTCATAATTCAGCTGCCGTTTTGCAACGGTGCTTCTGTTATTTTATCACATTTTGCCGTTGGAAGATAGACAGGAAACCCAGAAATTATGCGGTCCGCTCCAATTTTGCACAATCCCGGCACCTTGTAGGTCTGGCCGTGCGAATCGGTGCGCTGGATAGGCGGGTCGAGGGGAATGTAGTTCTCACAAGACAGGCAGCTCATTCTTCCACCTTCTCGATTTTCGGGTACGGTTCTCTGCCTAGCGGAACAGGCCCGTGGGAACGATATGTGGTGCCGGGTGCCTCTTTTTTGCCCTCTGGCGCATCAAGCCACTGCTGGTGCTCGATGGCGTGGACGAGGTCAATGCACGTTCCCCATGCTTCATGCTGCCGCTCCCGATTGCCGAACGGAGGAAACGCCATCTGGTAGCCCAGATTGAATATTTTCTCAACGCTCCGGCTGCGCTCATTGTACACGCCGAACTTGTACTGGTCCTCATACAGCTTGTTGCGGTCTTTTCCCTCATAAACGAGGTCTTCGGAAAGGGCTTCAAACTGGCCCATGCGGATCCGCATATATTCCTCCACGGCCAGACCGATGATGCGGAGGGATTCTTCGGAAATCTCAATTCTGTACATCATTTTTGGCCTCCTTTTCCCAAAAGCCAACAGGGGCCGGATTCTCCATCCAGTGGGTGATGCGGCATCCAGATTCACCGCCGCCGTCATCAGGGGAAAGCAGAGCGTTTATGACCATCGAGCTGCCAAAGCCATCATACACTGTGAAAATTTTCTGCTCCGGGTTATAGGTAGCAGCAGCGGTGAACTCTTCCTCGTTCAGTGTCGGCTCTGGCTGGTTCCAAAGGCCTGTCCAGCCCTCACTCCACCGAATGACATTCACAATGCAGCGGATAAACGGCTCGTCATCTTCAAACTCCGGCAGGCGGTCTTTGACGCTCACCCATCGTGGATCAATGTCGATGGTAGGGGCAACGCTGATTGCATCTAGTACATCGCCAAATGCATCAATAATCGCAGAACCAGTAATGGAGTTGTCATTTTCCATCTCTTTCTTGCGCCACTCGGAAATTGTATTTTGAAGTGCAGTTGCGTCAATCGGTCTTATATCAGACATTGTTTTCCTCCTTATTGCTGTACAGCAAGTCCACTATATCTTTCTCTTCCACATAGCACCAGCTCTGCGGTGGTCGTTTCACGCTCCTTTGGCATATCGCCATGTTGACACTTCCATCCGGGTTGAGATCATACCGCTGGTCAGGACAGCTGCATCCATGTTCTCTATATGCACGGCATCCAGCCTCGTCCTCAAGGTAGCGGCAGTTCGGAATGAAATTGCCTAAAGGTAGAGGCTTATCATAGATTTTCAAATCAGAGATATGCCACGCATACAAATCTTTACGATCCATAAACGATGCAGCTTTTCTCCATCCGGCATATTCTTTGACTTGCTCCAAAGACAGACAACTACCAGCGGTTACGCTTTCGACATCTTCCTTGACCAACCATGACTTGCCGCTGTAAAAACGTATCCTGTCGCAAGTAAACTCGCCGATGACATTTCCGACAGGAATTGCACAATAGATGTAGCACCTGAACGGCGTTTCTAAATTGGGGCGGCTTTTGCGAATTTCCGTAGTCTTTTCGCCACCGAGAATCTTTTTTCACCATTCGGGCCGGATGCTCAAAAGAACTGCTTTCACTTTTCGTCAACCTCCGCGCACGCCCTGCGGCAGGGTTCGCATTTCTTGTACGGCTGCTCAAGCCAGCAATCGAACAGCAAGCATTTGGGCTTTCTGTATTCTGGCGGAGCCTTGCGTCCATGGGTTTGAGTGCGAAGTGCATGGTACTTGCACACATCTTTTCCGTAATAGTCCCCACCGAATGTGCATTTCCCGTGTTCCGGCGAAACCTCATGCTCAACTGTGATGATTTTCATTTTGTCACCTCCGGCGGCTCCAGAAGCGGAGCCCAGAACTTCACGGGACCATAGGGCGTATCTGCCGCTGGGCGGCCATCCTCGATGTACCACTTGCCGTTTTCAATCCAGCCCTTCATGGTGTTCCGGCTCTCGCAGCAGACCCACACCATTTCGCTCATAATGCAGCAGTGCTTTTCTCCTGCGTTCTCCCAGCTTTCATCGTGGACAGGCGGCGGGTTTTTGGCATCGTGCCACGATACACGACGGATAAAATCAACGACCATCTGGCTGGCTTCCCGGAGGGTCTTCGCTGCGGCCTCCTTGCCCTTGAAGCCATTGTAATACTCGACCTCGGCCAGAGCGTCCATGTCGGTTTCCGGGTCGATAAAGCGCAGTGCTTCTTCCAGTGTCATTTTGAACACCCCCTTTTCAGACAGACCCATGGATAACCGTTTCTGCGCGGGCTATGCGTGTAAACCATCGTTGCGCTGCGGCAGAAGTTGTACTCTGCACATCCCGCACAAAAATCCTTGCGGTTCTCGTAAAGCGTTTTGACTTCATAGTCTGGCGGGGCATCAGGGCTGACTCTCTTGGAGTACATAAGCATACTGTCCCAGTAGAACCTGACCTCGTCGGCTTCTTCCTGCCGGCTGATCTGCCCGGAAACATCGATTGCGACAAGCGCGATGGACAGCAGCACCGCGATGCCGATGCCGACCGGAATTACAATTGCCCAGTTCATTCCGTGTACCTCCGTGTGTCTTTGTTCCAGTGCAGCGTGATGGGGTTGCCGCACTTGCAGGGAATGGTGATCTCCGGCTCCATGATGTTGGTCTTGCCTTTGGCCACCAGCCCGCAGCAGCCGCAGGCGAACTCATAGGGGGCAAGCCCCCTCTCAAGCGAGATCGTGGCCCCGCAGCGGCAGCCGATGGACATCTGCGAAACGTGGAGGTATGTACCAAACTCCTTACCGCAGCAGGGGCAGCGCAGCCGCAGCAGCCCCCGTGCGCCGGGCTCCGGCGGGCGATTACTCTTTCTCATGGTCGGCTCCTTTCTCGGTCTGAAACCGAATCACTTCCCGGAACAGCAGCTCATTGTTGTGCTCCGATTCAGTCATAAAGTTGATGTACTCCCGGAACAACTGGCGGTCATGCTGCTGCCGGCTGGTTTCGCCCAGCAGGGCACCGATAGCCACGCCCACGGCCAGTATCGCAATGTTGATGAAGATCTGATCAGGCATTGTCATCACCCAGCACTTTCTCGATGAGGTCAAAGACCATTTCCCGGTCTTCGGTGGTCAGGAAGTCAGCCGCCATGATTTCAAACTTGAGGCGGTCAGCGTATTCTTTCAAATCGCCCATGGTTTACTCCTCTCCCAGATGGGCAAGGATCTCGTTGCCCTTGTCCATCAGTTCATCCCGCCGTTTTTTTTGCTCAGCCTCCAGCTTTTTCATTTCCGCCTGATACTTTTTCAGAGTTCCCGGCCGGAAATTCTTGCTCTGGCCCATGCGGATTTTTGCGGCAATTTTCTTGTGCCGCTGAACGGTCTGGCGCAGTTCGGTGTCCGTGGTCAGAATCTGGTAGCGATGGTGGCAACCGGGGCAGGTGAAATACTGCACCATGTAATCGCCGCTCCATGTACTGCGGATGCCGGCTGTCTGGATGCTGAACGGTGTGCCGCAGCGGTCACACTTTACAA